TGGCGCGCCTAGCGACTAACACTATGCACATTACTCACTACGTCAAAGCAAGCGCACAGGTCCACGGGTTCCACCGCTGGCCTGATGCTCCACCCGCATACCAGTACTTGAGTGAGCGTCACTACCATGTGTTCCACATCCACGCCCGTATGACTGTACCCCATGCTCAGCGGGCGGTGGAGATCAACAAGCTGGCGTGGGAGCTGGAAGACCTCACTCACCAGGCGGGTACACACGACCTCTACAACAATCTAGAACTCTCAACCTGGTCGTGCGAGCAGCTTGCTTTGCACTTAGCCACCCACCTAATAGACCGTTACGATCCAGACTGGGTGCAAGTAGAGGTACTAGAGGATGGTATCAACGGAGGAGGCGTACGCATTGAACGACCCTACCCCAACCCGAGCAGTGGATCAGACGATAGCAACTAACTTGCTCAAGCAGGTTGCCAAGCGTGCGCGCGCAAGCGCCCAGCGTACTGCGGCTGTGCTTGACGATCTGTACGCCACCCAACCCACTCCGGACCAGTTACCATCTAGCACCCTGATCGCACTCAAGGTCCTCCAAGACCGTCTCAACCGCTACCTTACCACCCACCTACCCCCTGAGCATGAAGGCGAGTAACCATGTTCTTCCAACTGTGCGTCATCTGCCAACTACATACCCTCTGGGTATTCGTCCGCCGCATCACCACCAAACAAGGAGATACCGGCTATGACTACTACCACTGCTCCCGCTGTGAACGTCTCGGCAGCGCCCGCCCCCGCACCCACTAGGCTGCATCCAGACCTAGCATTCGCTGCCGTCAAGCGTACCGTCGAGCCCCAGCCCGACCGCCTGACTGTCCAAGAATGGGCTGCTATGGAGAAGTACATCCGCATTCTGCTCAGCGCCTACCTCGGCGTCCCTACACTCGAGCTCAACTGCCGCACCTACGGAGTCCGCTATGTGGCGCATTAACCCTGGTCCTCAACCCGTCAAAGATGCAGGTCTAATCAAGGCTGCTCGCCGCCGTACACCCACCGGCTTCCGCATGTTGGCTACCCTAGCCGGCGCTGTGCCTGGGCTCTACATCATGTTCCAGTTCCCGCACGAGCCTGTAGCCTATGCCGGACCGTTCGTCTCGCTGGCCTGTCTGGCAGCAGCTAAGCCTGTGTGTCGTGCTCTGTTCGAGACCATGCGCGGGCGCGGCGCCACCCACTACGAGTCCATCCAGCATCCCGAGCCTAAGTGACCACCACCGCACCACCTGGCACCCGGCAGTATGTTGTGGCCTTTGACCCCGGTGTAACTACCGGGGTCGCTGCCATTCTATACATACCACCAGAGTGGCCACCCCACATAGTGTGGCATGGCGTGTTCACCACACTACCACAACTAGTAAGCATCTGGAACGACCTCACCGCAAGCGCCCATCCACAACCCACCATCATCATAGAGTCCTTCCAACTATTCCCTGGTGCAGCCCAGCAGAAGGTTGGTAGTGACTTCCCGGAGATACAAGTCATTGGACAGCTCAAGCTTCTGTGCTACTTACACCCCTCGCCGCATGGCCCACTCACATGGGTGATGCAACCACCTTCCACCCAGGCAGTCAGTCATTGGTCTTCAACTATGTTAAAGCGGTATGGGATGCCAGTCAAATGGCCAACACCACATCAACGGTCGGCAGCGTGCCACGGGATGCACTACTTGATCTCGATGCGCAACCGCTCACGCCAAGACCGTACCAACTAGATGCCATCCAACACCTAGCTCAGGGCAACTTGTTACTGGGTGATGAGCCGCGCATGGGCAAGACCTTAGAGGTCATTGAGGCCGCCCATCAGGTGCAGCAAGGCCCAGCCCTAGTCATCTGTAACAAGCCTGCCATGGCAGACTGGGCTGACACTATCGAGCGTCAGATCCCAACTGCTACCCCCCGCATTGCTGGTACTGCCGGACGGGTCAACCTCACTAACCTACAACGTGCCTTCCGCCCTAAGCGTGACCCTAACATCTGGTACATAGTACACTGGGAGGGACTGCGACTCAACTGGCAGACTCTAGCCCGCCCATTCTGGGACATCATCATAGCTGATGAAGCACACCGCATCTGCAACCGTAAGTCACAGACTGCACTCAAACTCAAGCTCATTACAGCACGCCGCAAGTGGGCGGTCACTGCCTCATACCAAGAGCAGTCCATTGCTGATGCTTGGTCCATCCTCAACTGGCTGTACCCTACACGTTACCGAAGCTACTGGCAGTTCGCCGAGACTCTTACTGACATGGCCATTGAAGGGTTCGGGCGCCGTACTCTAGGCACCAAGTCTGATCCTACCACCATCCAACAGATTCAACAACTACCCATCCTAGCACGGCGGCGACAAGATGTCATGCACGACTTACCTCCTCAAACAGTCTCACGGCGCGTAGTTGATCTGTACCCTGAACAGCGTGCCCTATACACCAAGCTGATCCAAGGCCAGCTCACTCTGCCTAACGAGCCGAATGAATATCTCAGCCCATCCAATGCTATCGCTAAGCTCATACGTCTGCAACAGCTAGCATCTGATCCCAGCATCCTAGGGTATGACGTACCAAGCATCAAGGTAGACTGGGTACTGGATTGGTGCCTCAACAACCCACACGAGCCTGTTGTTATCCTTACCAAGTTCCGCCACACTGCCATCCGTCTTGCTCAACAACTAGATGCTGCACTCATCATTGGCTCTATGCCCACTAGTGCGCCTGGTGTTGCTGAATTCAAGACGGGCAAGCGTCTTAGGCTAGTCGGTACCATTGATGCAGCCGGTGAGTCTATCACGTTAGACCGCTCTGATGTACTCATTCTAATGGACCGCCACTGGTCAGCTAAGAAGATGGCACAGGCCACTGACCGCATCTATAGCATGACTGCAACTGAGCCTAAAGATGTGTACTATCTTTACGCTAAGCAGACTGTAGACGTTCTCATCCATTCCGCCATCCAGAACAAGTGGGATGATGCTACCATGGTCCGCAAGTTTCTAGACGGAGGCCCTGACACCAATGACTAATGACCATACCGTCCACGTTACCGACGTCTTGAGTTTCTTAAACTGTCGGCAGCAGTGGGACTTCAGCTCCCACCTACGCCAGTACTTAGAACGCAAGACCCCAGTCATTCCGTTCTTCGTAGGTAAGGGTGTGCATGATGCGCTCGATGTCAAGTACGAGCGTGGTGCAGACCCCGCCGCCTTCTTCCACCAGTACGCACAGGATGAGCTCGTTGCTCTACACCGCACCGAAGGGGAACTATGGGATACCGAACTAGACAAACTCAAGGACGGCATAGACCTGGCAAAGAACATGCTCTGGCACTATGAACTGTGGCAACGCTACGACACATCCACTAACTCTGACCAGAACCTAAAGTTCATCGCTACCGAACTGCCAGATGATACCCCGCTCATGATCCCAGCCCCACCCGACTTCGCTGGTAGTGAGGAGTGGGGGGTAGGCTTTGGCTTGAGATTGGATGGTGTGGTACAGCGCACTACGGACAACACCTACTGGGTGTTCGAGACTAAGACCTGTCGGTCTATCGGTGAGCGCAAGACCATGCTCGCTAACGATCTCCAAGCTGCCATGTACTGTTGGGCTGCTGAGCAGATGCTTGGCGTCACCATCAGTGGTGTAATCTATAACCTGATGCGCAAAAAGATCCCATCCATCCCATCCCAACTGAACGCCACCATCTCTACCCCACATGGCAACCTGCCCACATTCAGTGTGGCCAAATCTACTGACACCACCTTCGAAGTCTATAAGCATATATTGGACGGGCTTGCCGATAAACGCGCCAGTGAACGGGGCGGCGAAGCCACAGTTCGGGATCAACTGCGGAACATTCTTTACGACCATCACCGCGCCCGACTAGAGGACCTATGGGCGCAGGGCAACACCTACTTTGAGCGGTATGAACTGGTTAAGTCACGCCCCCAGATCCGACGCGCACTGCATACTGTGTGGCATGCCGCACAAGATATGCTTGACCCCAATGTCCCCATCTACCCTAGACCGGGCGGCCTCCAGTGTAACTATTGCCACTTCCGGGCGCCCTGCCTCACTATTGATAACGGTGGGGACCCATCCCGCATCCTTGAAGAAGAGTATCAGCCGCGCCGCCCCTGGACGCCTAGTGTGGAGGGACTATAACATGACACTGTTTACACCTGAAGAGCGTGACCAGGCCTACCGCAAGGTGGTTCTAGGTAAGGCTGCTAGTGCTAGCATGCATGAAGGGCACATGACCATCCTGCGTAAACATCAAGCCGGCTCCATTGGCGCACCGCAAGCGGGCGGATCCCCCACAGGCCGTGCTAATGCCCTTGCGCCCTTGGTGTTCTACCTGTTGTGGGGGTTCAGCGTTGGCGTACTGGTAGGCATGATGGTGATGCGATGGCTAAGCTAGTTAAGGACCTCAACAAGTTCTATCTCAAGATGATGTTCTATGGGCGGCCGGGCTCGCTCAAGACTAGGACGGTGGGTTCGGCAGCTATGGACCCCCGGCTGTCACCATGTCTCATGCTGAGTATGCACGGCAACCCCATTTCGTTACGCGGCAACGACCAGCTGCCCACCATCATCGAGATCACCGAGATGCGGGACTTCAACGACATCTACACCTTCCTTGCCAACGGCCAGCAGAAGGTTCACCCACTGTGGTCTGCACTGGGCCTGACTGAGCCCTTCAAGTCGTTGGTGATTGATGGTGCTACCAACGTGAACTACAAGGCGTTCGATCTTATCACTGGCTGGGAAGGTGATGACAACTTCGAGCGCCTCAGTGCGAACACAGAACCAGGCCACTACAAGCAGAACATGGACACCATGATGCACTGGGCTGGTAAGTTCGTGTCGCTAGCTGACCTTGATGCCAAGCTACCAGTGCATGTGCTGATGACTGCGCTTGAGCGTGAGCCTGCCATTGACTTCCGCTCACGACAGGGCAAGGCCGAAGGCCAGCGTGGTCCATCACCAGCCAGCATGTTGTACCGTCCATCATTCCTCGGACAGGCTGGCGTGCTGATTGAAGGCCTGGTTGAGGCTATCGCACGGATGGTGCCAGTGTCGAGGTTTGATACTGAAGACCGTGCCCAACTAAAGCCACGACCAGGTGCTAAGTTCGCTGCCATCTGGCTGCCTGGTGATGACTTCGTGGCGAAGGACCAAGTTAGCCGGCACCAGCTAGGTGCTGTAACTTATGACCCAACGATGACTACCATCATGGATGTCATCTATGGTACGGTGGGCGAACCGTTACCAACCACCCAAGGAGCAAAGTAGCATGCCAATCGTAGCAGACTTTAGTGAGGCGAAGAACCGGCCGCTGCCGCGCAAGGGCTACCACGAGGCGGTGATCCATACCGCCGAAGTGGGCCAGTCCAAGGCCGGCAATCGCCAGATCAACATTCAGTGGAAGCTGGATGGTGAGGGCGATGAGGATGCCGGCAGCATTGTGTTCGACCAGTTCATGTTGGAGACCGCTGGCGCTCGCCGCACTGGTGAGATCATGGCCAACGTCTTCGGCCTGGCCGACAAGGTTGAGACCGGCGAGTACGACCGGGATGGTCGCCCTGAGTACACCTACAACCTGCACGAGTTCGAGGCTGATGATCTGATCGGCCTGCGCGCACAGGTTCGGGTGGACCACTGGACCACCAACACCGGCAACCCCGCCGCTCAGGTGAAGGGTGTGAAGCCGCTCGGTAGCAGCATGGCCGAGGCTCTCACCAAGGACTAACCGCCCACCCCCACCACCCCCACCTAGCGGCAGGCGTTAGGTGATAGGTAGCGAGGCAGGGTGTTTAGCCCACCGGCACCCTGCCTCCTACGGTCCCTACTATGAGCCTATTCGACATCATCTTCAAGGACGCACCGCCGGATACATTGGTAGAGGTAGGACCAATTGGACACACACAGTTCTGGGCCCCAGCCAAACTCCTCAGCATTGGAGAGTGGCCGCAAGATCAAGACATCTATTTCGGACCTGCCCTCCGTGATACTTCTGAGCGTGGCACTAAGGAAGCTGTTAGTGCAACTCGGACCCTGTGGGTTGATGTTGACCTGGACGACAAGGCGAGAGTACCTGACTACAATGATAGACGTATTAGTGTCCTCACACCCCTGGCACTCCTTCCACCCAGTATTGTCGTTTGGAGTGGGTGGGGTTACCATCTCTATTGGGTCCTGGACGGGTGGTTAGCTGACGTAGCTAGGTTAGAAGAAGCTAACAAGGTACTGCGCGATGACATCAAAGCTGACCACACCTGGAATGCCAACCGGCTACTTAGAGTCCCTGGCACAACTAACCATAGACACGGACAGCCTCTGGTCTGCCGAATTATACAGGCCAATCCGTTTACCTACAGTATTGAAGATGTGCTGGCTGTCGGAGAGGTTAGCTCAGCCACAAGGCACAAGATCAGCACAGGTGATAGGCGAGGCTATCGGAGCCGGAGTGAGCGTGATTTTGCCGTGCTACGAGAACTGGGCCAGCTGGACCTCTCCGATACAGCTATTGAAAATATCTTTCAGTATCACAAGGTTGGAGACCGTTACCAAGATCCTGAGAAAGGAGGCCGAGCCTATCTGGATCGTACCCTGGAGCGAGCTCGCAATATCGGGCCACGGCCTGGTAGCGCCGGACGGGGTCGTGGGCACGAGCCGGCCGAGCTTGATAAGAGAGATGATGGATACTACCTTGTGCGAGGTAAGTCCAGCCGAAGGCTCAGTACTTTCACGCTGGATCCCAAGCTACTCTTAGAAGGTGATGACCATGATGCCCTGCTCTGTGACGTCCACGCCAGCGACTACACCTGGACCAATATCACCTTCACTCGTAATGCATTCACTGGCCGGAATGCCCTGGACAAAGAAGCACGTTTGGCATCTTGGCAGTGGCTGGGTAAAGATGACGACGTCCGCTCATTGCTACCTTTCCTCATGGCCCAACTCGAAGAGGTTGGACTGCCCAGAGTTAGAGCAAGCTCCACACTTGGTCTTCACCAGCTTGGTCCCAACCGTTATGCCTACCTGGCCATCGACAGTTTACTATCCGTCCATGGAGTCCAAGGTAAGACCACCGCACCTCTGGTATATCTCCCAACCGGACGTGAGTCGCCCAATGTTCATTACACTGACACAGCCGATCCCCTCACTATGGAGCAGCGAACCACCATCGGAACCCTTCTGTCTGGTATCAACATGGCTGACGTTATCTGGCCCTGTATTGGGTGGTATTTCGCAAGTCCTTTCAAGCCTGCCCTCGAGCAGCTTACTCCCAGCGTCCGCTTCCCTATCCTTAACGTATTCGGCACTCGAGGATCTGGCAAGACTACTACCATCCAACGAGTGATGTTACCGCTATTAGGTGTGACTGATCCCAAGAGCTATGATGCCAAAACCAGTGCGTTCGTTACGTTGGCGCTGCTTGGTGGTACAAATACTACCCCAATTGCGTTTAGTGAGTTCCGGCAGGGCAGCGTCGAGGCGTTCATCCGCTACATATTACTGTCTTATGACACAGGACACATCCCCAAGGGACGAGCTGATCAGACTACTCTCGACTATCCCCTCAGTGCGCCTTTCAGCATTGATGGTGAGGACCAGGTGGATGACGCCGCCGCCAAAGAGCGGATCATTGCAATCAACTTTAGGCCAGATACGATCAGCGAGGAGAGTGCAGCGTGGCGGAACTTCAACCAGTTGATCTTAAGGAACGACTCATTCAACTCCTTCGCGACACTGTACTTACAGCACTGCCTCCAGATATTAGAACGTGGTTCTCTACATACACAGTTCGAGAGTGCACGCCAGATGATGCTGAACGCTTTTCCAAGTACACTTCCGGACCGGATACGGAACAATTTGTCTGTGTCGTGGTTAGGGATTGTGACCTTCTGCGAGTTCTGCGGGTTGACTATACCACCAGCCCAGGTCTTGGCCGGCTCTTTAGCGTTGGTGTTCAACCAAAAGATGGGCCGGACACTGACTCTAGCGGACGAGTTCATGACGGACCTACTGAACCATCTGGCTAGCCACCGATCGAGCCTACCATGGATGGCTGATGAGGAGGGTGTGTGGTTCCAACTGACCCCAGCCTACAATTGGTGGTTGGGCTCACGTAAGCGGGCTGGCCTGGGTGCCTTGGGTCGTGATGCAGTACGTATACAGCTGACCGAGTGCGGCTATGTTGGTACGCCAGCACAGCGTAGCGGACTGTGGATGTACCCTATCAATGTTAAAGCTGCCAGCGCTGCTGGCTTAGATGTACCGCTCCACTACGAGCGGCGTATCCTGGAAGGAGTTGAGTACTAATGGTTATCACACGGGAGTACCACTTTAGTGCAGCCCACCTGCTGCCCAACCACGACGGCCAGTGCCGCCGCCTACACGGCCATAACTACCGTCTGCTAGTCACCATTGGTGGCCCAGTGTATGTGGGAGATGGCGATACCGAAGAGGGGATGGTAATGGACTTCGTACAGGTGGACAACATTGTCCGTCCCATCATTGATGAGCTAGACCACCGCTTCATCGCTAAGGGTGATGAATGGCCGTACCTACTGGGTCAGGAGTATGCCGCTGCTACACCTGACAACTTCGTAGTGATCGGCGCCCGTAGTACCGTAGAGAACATTCTCACATGGCTGGCAGCTACCATCCGTCTAAGTCTGCGTGGCACAGACCGCGAGCTCGCCCGGATTACACTGTACGAGACAGAAAGGAACTCCGCCACATGGGAGATCCAGTAGCTCAGCCGGACCATTACACCAAGGGGCAACTAGAGCTAAAGTGGGTCATCGCCGACCAGGGTTTCAACTGGATGGCTGGTAACATCATCAAGTACATCTGGCGTTATCGCCACAAGGGTACCCCACTCCAAGATCTACTCAAGGCGCGGGAGTACCTCAACATGCTGATTGAGCTAGAAGAGGAGCGAGCATGACAGACGAACACCAGTATCCTATATCGGAATGCTTTGGGCCTACCATCCAGGGTGAAGGACCATTGGTTGGTGCCCATACGTTCTTTGTGCGGTTCGCCGGGTGTGACTTTGACTGTGAGTGGTGTGACACCAAGTACGCCGTGCGACCATCCTACCCTGGGTGGACTAAGACCATGATGACCGCACCAACCATCCTGCACACACTCAGCACGCTGGGTGCGTTCCCTGGTGACTGGGTGGCGCTCAGTGGTGGCAACCCGGCGCTGTTCGTTGATCACGCCCTGCTGCATCAGATGGCGCAGTTCCGTACTCTGCTCGAAACTCAAGGTAGCATAGCGATTGAAGATGAGGTCAACACCAAACTGCACGCACTCATCATCAGTCCCAAGCCACCATCCTCAGGGATGGCTGACAGGTTCGATCCTACACCAATCCGTAAGATGTTAGCTGTGCGTAGTATGTGGAGTGGGTCCCGGATCACCGCACTGAAGTATGTGGTGTTCAATGCGGAAGACATAGCCTGGGTCAAACAGGCGGACCAGGAGTTCAAGAAGTACTGGACCGTGCCACGATACCTGAGCATAGGTACTAACCTGGTCAACCCCGACCCTACCACCCAGATCATTGACAGCGCCCGCAAGGTGGCCGAGCTCATCGTCAGCGACCACGACCTGCGGCGGTTCACTCTTGGTATCCAACTGCACGTCCTACTGTACGGCCAAAGGAGAGGAGTCTAACATGGCTAAGTCTAAGAGAAAACCAACTGGTAAGGTCCACGTACCAGGGCACGGATGGGTGCAGCCTAACACTAAAGCTGCCCGTGCGTGGCGAGCTGAGCGGGCGCAGAATGAAGTACTATTCCGTTACGCTACCAAGATTGAGGCCGCCGAGGTTGCTGAGCTGGCAAAGTACAACCCTACTAAGGAGTTGGCGGATATACTGGATCTCACCTACGGACCAACTGGATGGTACACTACTGCGGGTCGGTTCCTCAACTACCTTAAGGAGTTTGTGCCTGGTCCTAAGCCCACCTTCACAGAGTTTGAGTTTGGTGCTAACCAGCTCATCGTGGCCTCGCCCATCGAGTTCGCGTCTATGTGCTCACACCACCTGCTGCCGTTCCTAGGCTATGCCCACGTGGGCTACATCAGCGATGGCAAGGTGCTGGGCTTGAGCAAGATCCCTCGCTTGGTTGAGTGGGTAGCCCACCGCCCACAGATGCAGGAGGCGATGACTTCCCAGATCGCTGATGAGCTCAAGTCGCTCTTGAAGCCTAAGGGCGTGCATGTGGTGGTTGAAGCCATCCACACCTGCGCCTGTGCTAGGGGTGTCCGCAAGGTCGGGATGTACATGCGTACTAGCTTACCAACTGGTGTGTTCCGAGACAACGCTGTAACCCGTGAAGAGTTCTTCCACATGTGCTCACTGCAAGGCGGCCGGA